CCTCTAATTCATTAATGATAAATTTGCCTGAATCAATTCTATTAACTAGAACCAATGTGTTGCCTGTTTGTGATATTTTTTTAATTAATTTGCTGACATAGATCATTCTATCTTCGTCAGTCACTAGATACTTTAATTCCTCGCTATATGCGGTAAATTCGGGTAGGTCTATCAGTTGTACTATATTAACATGGCAAGTGCTTAATACGCCAATATCTTGCAGTTCATGTGCTTTAATTCCGCCAACTACCGGGCCAAGGCTTGCAAAAATTTGTTCGTATTCGAATTTTTCTTTAGGAACAGTACCTGTTAAACCCCAACGTATAGGTGCATTACATAAGTTTTGTGTAAGCAAATTCTTTAACACTTCGGCTTTGGCCATATGTACTTCGTCAACAATCACACACTTAACTCCGTCAAGAAATTCAGCCAGTGTTACAATATCGTGCTCGTGATTTTTACTTTTCTTATCTAGAATATTAAGACTTTGCCATGTACAAATGGTATGTGTTTTGTTTAAATCTTTACGGTCGCCATAGTAAACACCTACATCTAGACCTACTGCAATAAAATCTTCCTCAGTTTGCTCCACTAAACTTTTGTTAGGCACAATAGTAATTGTGCGGCCATATTTCTCAGCCAACTGACTTAGGGTTGCAGTGGTAATTGTTTTGCCAGCACCTGTGGCAATTTCTTGTAAACTCTGTGTGTTGGTTAAAAATGTATTAATTGCTGCCACTTGATAGTCACGCAACATAATAGGTTGGCCTGCCTGCTGGTGACCTTTTGGCCATACTTTACCTTGATCGGCCCAGTATGTTTCAGTCACTGGGGTAAACGAAATTGCGCTGGTAGTGCGTAAATCTTCTACGTCATCAACACTAATTCCCAGCTTGCTCAGTATGCCAAATATAGCTTCTAGTTGGCTGAGATAACCATTGCCGCCAAGACCAAATAAACTAACCATGCCGTCCCACCGTCCAAGTTTAAATGCTGGATGATATCTTGCATAGGGAATTTCGTATTTAAAAGAGTTGGCTAGCTTCTTGCGAGCATCAAGTGGCAAGCCTTCTAACTTGATGTTGACTTCGTCTTTGATTATCAATTTAACTGACATGATTTGCCTTCGAATCCAATACTGGTTTAGTGTCAGTATACGACACAACCAAGTCACAACAGTTGGCATATACCATAGATTTATTATTTCGTATAGTGTCTAACACAATTACACTCATAGGAGTCCATTTATTTTTTAATAAGAATTTAGGTATCTTACTAGCTTGAATCCCTACAACAACAGTATCGTCATCTAATTGAGCGTTGTATTTGTTACTGGATATAAGTTGATTAAATTCTTTGCCAATGCCTTGGCTATCTAATCTAAAATATATACCAACACTGTTATTGACTTTGTTTTCTTTCAATGCTGTATCTAGCATTTTCATATTTTTATATACTGTGTCGGAATCCCAGTTAGGAAATACTATTAGTATAGGAGCTCTACGTAGCTCTATCAAAGAAGATATCACTTGTTCTAAACTATAAAGTGTGCTGTCTACCCATACTTTAGATGTGTTCCTGTATGCAAGTTCTCCTGCTAATGTTCCAGGGTTTTCTTCTTTATTATCAAATGTGTACTGATATCTGAAACTTCTATCTTTGATTATCAAATGATCAATTATTGTTTCGATGCCAAGTTCATTGGTAATACTTTTGTGAAAATTTTGATTTGAAATATTAGAAATGTCAAACCTATCCTCGACTTCTTTTCTTTCCCAACTTTTAATTATAGTTGTGTAATTAATAATTTCTTCATCTATTTCAAATTGCAACGGAGATAATAGATCAACTAACAACATAATATTTTGTTCAGTTAATGTTGCTGTGTATCCTTTGGCAGGATGTACTTGTACAAACCCTTCTATCTTATTGGCATTGGTTTGTAATAATTTTCTTATGTTAGCCGAATATGAAAAATTAATACTCAATAACACATCACCATCAACAGTCTTAGATAGTTGTAATTTTTTATATTCTTCGACTTGTCTAAAAGAACGTGTCCATACAGGATCGACTAGTAAATCGGACATATCGTGCCAAACTGTTTGTAACGATAGTATATGTTCCTTAAATAATTTTAATATTAATTTAGATTGATTTTCGGTAATAAAATAATGAGAATTTACAGATGACGCAAGACTACGCAATACTCTGCTATCCCTAGCAGACATTAAGTCTTCTACAGAAGGATTAGTATTATTTACAATGTCTAGTAATAGCTCGTCTATAGTTATCATATGAATTATTATAACACACTTTTGTTGTTTGTCAAAGAAAATAGACAAAAAAATAGGCCTCAATATTATTTAAGGCCTATCGGACACCGTTTGGTGGAATTAGTTATAAACTTGCGTCTTCCATACCGGCAATTCTTAGTTTTACAATATTAGTGATTTGCCATTGCTTCTGATCAAGACCTTTGGTAATGCCAAGCCACTTGTTGCGCAACAGTGCAAATTCATTTATAATCTTTTCAAAGTCCACAACGTCAGCTTCGCCTTCTACAAATCTTTCACAATCTCTAGAACTTAATGCTCGCTGATAATTTTCAAGATATTTTCTAAAATGACTGCTTTTTAAACGGCGTAATTCAATGTTTAGATACTCTAAGATAGCTTCGATTTCTTGCAATTGTCCAAATCTATGTTCAACAACTCCGGGAAGAGCAGCCGAAGATTTTTCCAAATTACCAACAAGTTTGATCTCAGATTTAGCTGACATCAACTCATCTTCAAAGTGCTGAACAGCATCCGGGATATGACTAATATCCTTGGCTATCTTAGTGTACCATCCCATTAAAACTCCATTTCTTTATAATCGCTGTCGTCTTCGTCTTCGTCGTCGAGATAATAATTAATAGCTTGGTCAAGTGTATCGTCGATACCGATAGCACCTTTCATTACTTTATCACTGACTCCAAAGTCTGCAAGCAAATCAATGTATCGTTCTGCCACATTCTCTAGTTGTTTTTTATCTAGATATTCGACAAAATTTAACCAAATATCACCAATTTGTGTTTCATTCAACATGCTCTTCTATCTCCTCTGGAATGGTAGCTGTTTTAACTTTGATATGAAAATTCTTCATTATCATATCTAATTTATCATCTTTCCATTCTTTTCGGTAGAATAAGAATTCTTCCCCAGTAGTAGGATCTACGTGTTTAAGTCTGTTGCCTTGTTGTACAAGTAAGCCTGCTTTTTCAAACATATCTACTAGACCACTATAAGGATTCATACCTGTTTCGTATGGAATTTCAATTTGCAATGTTTCAAAAGGTTTTGCATACCGTGTTTTCATAATCTTACAAGCCGCACGGATACCATGTACTTCACTAGTCTTAACACCGTTTTCATCAGTCTTAAGTTTAAGTTTTTTCATAGCAACTACGATAGAACTTGCGTAAACAAAGCCCTGTCCACCACTAATTTTGTCATCTGGATCAAACATGTCTTGACTTGCGTATGTGTGATTAGTACAAACTAACCCAACATTATAACTACCAAACATATTAACACAATTACGAACAAGTGCTGTCAGTGCCTTAGGTTTACGGCCCATGTCACCTTTCAAATCACCCGCTTCAAATTGATTAATATCAGTCGGAGTTAACAACATACCAAGTGAGTCAATAACAAAAAGAACTTTTGGACGTTCTGCCATTTCCTTATACTCTTTCATGAATTCATGAATAGTCTTAGCAACGTCATCGATCATTGCCATGTTGAGTTTAAGTAATTTGTCTTCGCTAGTATCTACATCAAGTGCGTGTAGCCATGCTTCATCGAGCGCATTTTCACTATCAATCAAGATAACATAGATGCCTTGCTTTTGTGCATTAGCAACTAAATTACCTGAACAAATAAATGATTTACCAGCACCAGACTCTCCGGCAAACACAGTAACCTTACCTAATGGTACACCTTTGTTAAAGTCGCCGCTGATTAGGTAATTTAATGCGTAGTTACCAGTGCTAATCCAATCTGTAGGATCATTAAATCCTACTCCAAGACCATCAATACTTTTAGTTAGGGTCTTTCTAAATTTTGATAAATCGAACGCTTTAGTTGCCATATTAAACGTCCCTATCCATTTCACATGCTTCACGTACTAGTGAAACTACTTCATCTAGGCTGTTACACAAAATTTTAGCGTTAACATAATCGCCTTTCTTATTGCGTCCACCTGCTTCTACCATGAAGCCGTTGTCGTACATATTAATTGTAAACGACTCATTTACCTTAGTCAATTTGTCGCCAAACGACTTTACTATTTTTGCTGTTGCCATTTTAGTTCTCCTAATAAAGATAACCCGGGCGTATGACTAAGTCACAGAGGCCCAAGCCGTTTGTTTTTACTTCTGACGATTGCGAATCATTGCAAGAATGTCTTGCGCACGACTGTCGCCGCCGGCACTTGCTTCAGCTTTTGGAGCTGCCGCAGGTGTTGACTTAACTGCTGGTGCAGGTGCAGGTTCGTCATCAGCATCGTCTGCTACTGGAGCATTTGCTTTAGGAGTTGATGCTTTTTGTGGATCACCAGTATTTTGGCTCATACCGGCTGGCTTGAAGTATTGCCCCCAGCGTTCCATATCATATGGTTCGCCGTCGACTGATGCTTCAAACATTTCCTTCATAACCTTAAGCTCAACTTCAGTTGGTTTCTTAGGCAAGAAGTCATTTAAATTAAACAAACCATGCTCTTTAATTGCCGCTTGTTCCTGATCATTTAGTGGACGCTCACGACGACTCCAAGTACTGGTTGAGTAGTCAGCATATCCGCCCTTTGAACCTTTCTTCATGCGATAGTCCAAACCATGCACAAAGTCAGTTGGCAAATCTTCCAACTCTGGATCAACCAATGCTGAACGAATTGATGTAAAGATTTGTGGGCCGATGATAAATCTACGGATTGGGTTTGCTGGTGTTTCTTTTTCTGCAAGACCATCTTCTACTACGAAGCCTTGGAAAATATAACTGCGTTTCTTCCAGTACTTACGGCCCATGTCTTCCAATGCTGGGTCTTTGAACCATGCACGAACTTCTGAAAGAATAGGACAAGTGTCGCCATACATTTCTACGCATGGTACTTGAACAATGGTTGGTTTGCTTTCTGATTCACCTTTGATTCCGGCGAATGGCAATTTGATCATTGCACGCTCTACCCAGAAAAAAGTGTTGTCGGTGTTTCCATCTGGAAGGAAGCGTAGAACAGCTTCGTCACCTTCTTTTAGATTCCAGAATGGGTAAATTGAATTGTCCCCACCTGTTCTGTTACCGTCTGAACCACGTGATTCAGCTGCCTTAAGTTTTGCTCGAATTTCAGCCAAAGATGCCATAATAATTTCTCCTTTTATATGCCTTTGTTTGCCTAATATTGTTTTACACCTGTAAAACAAAAAGTGCATACATGTTATTGTACGCACTTTTATTTAGTAAAGCAAGAGAAATTATGCTCTAAATGTGAGCATTTTACTCAATTGTTATCGGTGATTAACCAAACTCACAATACGCTGTAATTCGTTGTAACCAACTGATTCTGCGGTAACTTTAGATTGTGCCGCTTTGGCCTTGTCTTCTTTATCATACCTAGATCCTTCTGGATACGGTTTGTATTTTCTATCCGGAGTAACAGACGCCGCTTGCGGCGTTTGACTTACACCATCTGCCGCATTAGATTGCGCTTGTTGTGCTTTCCATGCCGCATGGCCAGAGTGACGTGGATCAGATGGTTCTAATCCTGCATTGGGATTAGGAACTCGATTCTCTTCTCCACTCAATGTATTTGCATAGTCAAGTTGTGCAGGATCACGCATTTCAGTACCAGGAATTGGGTAGCCTGCATTTTTCAAGTTTTGTTGCGCCTGTGTTAATTCTGGTGCGGATGTCTTAGGCTTTGGTGGTGCCAATTTAACTGCATATGGCTTGCCTCTCCAATTAAATTGCTTTTCGCCTTTTTTCCTTGCATCAGCAAATGCTTGATTAAACGTCATACTATCGCGATTAATTGGCTCTGCTGGAGTTACTGAGGCAGCTTGTGCTGGTTGAGCGTTAAGTTTAGAGTTTTTATAATCGCTGTATTGTTTCATTAAGCCTGCAATTTCTGGATCTTCGCTATCGCCATATGACTGAGCCAGCGTATCTAATTGTTTTTCTTCTTCAGGAGTTAATGCTTCGTTTAATTGACGTGATTCAATTAATCGTAATTTGCTTAAGAAATAACTAGTACCTTCATTAGCTTTTAGTTTGGCGCCGTTGGCTTGCAAAGCGTAAGGAGATTGAGCGGCCGCTGGCGCTGCCGCGGTTGCTGGAGCCATTGCCTTTGCCAATAGTTCTTTAAATTGTTGTAGACTTTTTCCCACAGCTTCTCCGCTTGCACTGGCGGCGGCTGTTAAATCTTGTGTACTAGGAGCAGTTGGAGTAACACTTGCGGCTTGATTTGCGTCCGGAGCGGCCATTAATTCTGGTTGCTCAGTTGGTGTTGGGGGATTCATTGCAACCCATTTGCCATTTTCAATTTTGAAAGTACGCATACCCTTTGCATCAAC